CGAATGGCAGCGGCACCTTGCGGCGAGTACGCTCCCACGTCAATAGAAATCGAGTCGTTCGGCACCGGATCGCCAGGAAACACACCAGAAGTGCCCACTGCCGATATGTAGATGGTCGTTGGCTGGTTCACAATCCCAGCAACGCAATGGTAATTCTGCGCAACGCATCCGTATTTGCCTATTGGCGTGTTCACGTTACTGCCAGTGGCCAAGTCCTGCAAGTACGTGACGTGAAACACTTTGTCGATGCTGATTGGCTTATCAACTCCATTATGGATGATAAGCTGGTCCTTGAATGGCACGAAGCTAACCGCGACAAAGGCAGCACCCCAGCCACCTGGAGCCCCAGGCAATGTAGCCGCTATCGTCGAACTCCAGATCGCATTGGCGACACCATTAGGCTGCACCGAAGCTATCTGGCCAGTCGTCGTCACAACGATCAGACGACCATTGAAATACGTCATGTCCATGATTGTGCCGGTCACGATGCCGGTCAAATCAGTGAACCAGTTACTACCAAAACGTACTTGCTGACCACCAGACGGAGTGCGCCGATAGTTCTTCAACGTTACGGCATACTTAGGCTCCATACTGAAGTCGTCATCGACAGCATTCAGCCCTCCGCCAAAGTTCCTGAGCGATAGGTCCAGGAGCTTTGACGCTGGCGTCTTGTGCTGAAACGTCTTTGGGAACAGTGCGGACATGGTGCATGCACTCATGAAAATGGGTGTTTGACTCACCCAACGTTGCCGATTACCCATTCGTTCGGTATGCCGGAACGACCACCGGAGCCGAACGTAATCTCGAACGACGACAGTTGCTGTTGAATGTCCTTGTATCGCATCTCCATCATGTTCTTCGTCATATCGGCAGCCGCAGCATTCAGATCGTCTGTAGCTAGCGTAGCCCAAGCCGTACCATAGACCAACATGTCACGATCCAGATACATTGTGTCCTGCCAGTCCCAAGCATCACGAAGAATTGGGTAGAACTTGGCGAACACATTGATCTTGCCAGTAGAAGTCCTTGGCAGTATGTAGATACGCTTCAGGGCATAGTCTGGGTCAAGCACATTGAGACTGTTCCAATACACCGGACCTGATCCTGACAGCATGTCCCCCTGAAACGGGCTTATAGACCGCGGCGCAATGCTCAGATTCGCGTGGGCACCATCCCGACGTACCGCAATGATGTCCTCGAAGTCTAGTACAGACTCTAGCTCGTTGGTCGTAGGTATGCCCTTCACACCGTCGAGCGTCAACTGGACCCAATTACAGTAGTGACGCCAGTTGTATTTCTTGTAGAGCATATTGAACGCCCGGATGGCATCCGCGAACATGCGATCATCCGAGTACATTTGCACACCAGGACCGGAAACCTCACCAACGAGTTCCTGAGCGTCATCAACAATATTTCGAATCGTTGCAGGCATTGCTCATCTCCGAGGGGGTGGATCGCGATGACCCACCCCTGTTTGAGTCACACACTAACCGCCGAAGTGCTGAATGCCCAACAAGCCACCATTGCCTGCTGCATTCACGCTCCCGTCACCGAACAGTTCGATTTCGATCTTGGTCGTTCCGTTCAGTGCAGCCGCAGCCTGGTACGTGCCGCGAGGGTCGCCGGTGACGTTCGTTGCTGGATCGGTCAGGTCCGCCAGCACCTGGTTCGTGCCAGTGATGGCAGCCGCCAGGATCGTCGCACCCGCTTCACGAGCAAAGGCAATGATGCCCTTGTACGGGAAGCCAAGTTTCACGTCAGTACCGATCGAGACCGTGATCGCGTTCGTCGCCGGAGTGATATTCTTCGCCGACAGAACACGGTAGAACGCTTTTTTGCCAACAAGTCCAGCCGACGCAGCCGCCGAACCAGTAAACCGTTCAACCATCGGCTGACCGAGATAGTCCTGGCCGTAGACATCCATAACGTTTGCATTGCCAGGAACGCCCGACGGTGTAACGACGATATTGCGTCCGTACGGAGAGTCGGCAACACCAACAGGCGATATTGCCACACTCGTATTCGCCGCAGAGTTGGCTGCAATGAGCGTTCCGTACTTGGTAGGATTCGCAGCCGCCGGAGTACCGAGACTGAACGACTGCGGTTCAAGGTCAAGCATGTCAGACGAATACGACATCGCCTTGACATACATATTGACGCCTTGCTGGAAGAACTTACGGTCCTGAGCGCCCATTATGCTGCCTCCCTGTCTACGATCTGCTCAGGCATCAACTGCGGACCAGTCTTTGCGCAAGCCATCTGGATGACCATGGTTTCCATGTCTATCATGGCACCGGCGCGAGCGTCATTGTCTTGCGCCAGCATCACCCGTCCGAGCGGGCTGTTCGGGTCCGTCAAGCCATCAAGGTTGATGACCCGAGGCTTCAGGTGCAGATTGTAGTGCTCCAGAAGCTGCCTGGTCGGAAACCGCGCGACGTGACCACGCGGGAAGTACACCATGTACCCCGCAGGCTCCTCGACCATCTCGCGCTTCCACTCGTACTGATCGCGCGACTTGGCATTACCTTTCTTGGTCAAGACAAGACGCACCTTCTCTCGCTTGACTGTGCCCTGCAACTCCCGCACCACAAACGAGAGTCGCGCACCGATCATATTCGCAGTCATCATGTGACGTTACTCCTAATTGGTGAGGAAGGCATGCGTCCGGTAGTTGCGCCATGTGCAGAGTTGACCTTCCCACACGACACGACGACCCGTAGCATCCATCGACCATGGCGCAACAAGCTGCTTGATCTTCATGTTGACACCACGCAGCACATGCAGCGTCATGTAGCCGTCATTGACGAAGTACGCCTGATTGGCGTTCAGTTTCTCGTCGAACAGCAACGGAATGCCGTTGTGGGTTGTGCCGACAATCCCCAGATTGACAAGTTTCTTGCCAGTTCCTGTGGCGTCCAGGTCGATGTGTTGCTTGTCACGGGCCGCAGCCTTGTGCATTCTGTAGATGTTGCGACCGGCAAAGATGACAGTAGGCTGCGGAGAGCTTTGGCCGTCTGTTGACCGATTGAGGTCAAGTTCGGTGATGTCATCGAATGCCTCCTCGATGTTCTCAGGCGTGAGCGTCCCCGTGAAGTCGTACGCCGACGTTCTCCACTGGCTCTCCGTCGCCATGCTGATGCCACCAACCGAGCCACTGGTAGGATCAACCGGAATGAGATTGCCGAGGCCGTTTGGGTCGGTTCCGGCGCCCACACTCGTATGGTACATAGCGAACTGACGAGAGATGGACTCATCCAAGGCCATGATCTTGCCCTTGATGATCTTGAAGATCGCCGCACGACCCTGGTTCTCGTCCTCTTCCTGGTCGGAGATGATAAGCGATCCGACGACCCGTGACATGAAGTGATTGACCGTCACGAATTCGTTAGTCTGGTTCACCGGCACAGTGTCGTAGTACTGCATCGATGTCACATTGGGATTGAGGCCAGTAATCAGCGGATTGCTGATCTGCGGGCCGCCATCCTCGACCACCACGCGCTTCTTCGCATGGAGGTATGCGCTGACTGTACCGGAAATCGCAGATGCCATAATCAGCTTGGCGCGGCTGCGAGTCAACATAGCGTTGACAACCGTGTCGAGAGTTGCCATCATATTGCTCCTGTGTGTGACTCAAACACCCAAAGCGTCGAGTGTCTCCCGAAGGATCGAGTCGTACGATTGGTTTACTGGTGCCATGTCGCCTTGCCCAGCGAACGAGGGTGCTCCACGTCCGGTCGGCATTACTCGTCTTGCCTGCCTCACCTGCCGGTTGCCGTTCTGAGATGTCAACCGCATGTGGTTCAACTGTATTCTGGCCCATACTTCACTCATCGACATATGCTGAAACTGAGGCTGGCTCAGAACAGCATGGAAGATGGGTATGTACTCCCTCGCCGAGGGGTTCTGAATGAAGAAACCTTGAACTTCACGCTCCGTCTCCTGATAGACACGTTGCGCCGTCTCCTGCTGCTGCTGAGTTTGCTGCTCAGCCTGCATACGTTGCTGTAACGGCGTCAACGCACCCCTAATCTCGTTCTGCACCATGCCCATGAGAGCATGAGTATCCACACCGCCGGGCGCAATGCCGATCTTTGTCACATCGACGCCAGCAGCCGCAGCCATCGTCAGAATGCGTTTGAGCGCACTCACAGGGTCACGTTTCGCCTCAGACGCGATCTGCATCGCCGTGATGGACTCAGAATCGTCCAACCCAAGACGTGCCGCAGCCGTATTCCGGTCGTTCAACTGAGCCGTTAACTGCTCCACACGTCCATGGAACTGCTGTCCCAACTCGATAGCACGGTTCAGACGCCCAGACAAGTCCTGGGACCGAATCTGCTCCGTGGCAAGCTCGCGCCTCGAACGCTGCGCCTCCTGATACATGCGGGCTTCAAATCCCGCCTTGGCGACGACTTTGCCATCAGGTCCAATGAGGTTCCCACGCTGGTCCGCCTGTACTTCCGCACCACGCGGCAACTGTCCGGGCTGTTGCTGTCGTGCCTGTTGCTGTCCAGGCTGTTGTCGCTGCGGTTGCTGTTGTCGAGCCTGTCTGCGATCCTCGTTTGACTCAAACGCTTCACCGCGTGATCGTGGCTCTTCTATCTCACCGTAGTCTTCGCCACCTCCTAACTCTTCTCCGCCTTCATCGCCGCCAAGATCAGCCTCGTCCATTCCGAGGTTATCCAGCACCATATCCATGGCGCTCTCTGAACCACCGTCCAGGTTCCGTTCCGTCATTACACTTCTCCTACTGCATTGGGTTCAATTTGGCTAGTGGGGACTTCTTGGGTAGTATCGGTGGCGGCGCCTTTGGCGGAGCAGCCCCACCACCAGACGGCGGCGGTGCTGGCCCAGCCGGGGGCGCGCCTTGTTGGGCATTCTGCGCATGCAACTGTGCAACATGCTGTAGCAAGTAGCTCATAATCATGTGCGGATCAGCGCCCGAGTTCTTCATCTGCACAACCTGTGCCTTGACATCGGGCGGAATACTAGCAAGCAACTGCTCAATGTTCTGCCCAGGCATCGTACCTGGTCCCTGTGTCGGGGATGGTGTAGGCGCTCCTGGCGTTCCAGCATCCGCACCACCTGGAGACTGATCTGCGGGCACGTTTCCACCAGGCTGTGTTCCACCAGCCGAGCCAGCACCCTGACCAGTCTTTGCCGTAATCTCCGCATCGATTGCTGCCCAATCCTCTGGCTGGATCACAACCTCTGTGAATGCCTGTTGCAGCACCTTCAGCATCACTTTCAGCGTCGCGCCGGGTGCCGCTTGCGCAAATTGCCCAACGGCCTGCGCAATCTGAATCGCCTCCTTCTTCTTGAATATACTATTCGGCTTCTCCATGCTACCAGCAACGATTTCCATACTGAACGTACTATTCAGCATCGCAACAGACATTTGCTTGTAATTCCGACCCAACGCAGGCCCAATGAGCCCAATCACATCCTCCACGCTCATGTACTGCACACACATTTCGGCGAGTGAAATCGCTATGTCAGCAACAACATCCTCCACAACGTCAACCTTCGCCCCAACCGATAGCTTCATCGACTCCTGATACGTGTTGACGGCATCTTCGTTCGTGTTCGTCTTGAACTGAACACCGCGCAACGCATCGCTCGTATTCGTGATACGGTTGATTGAGTCAAACAGGTCTTCTTTGTTGAACAATTCCTTGTACGCATCCATTCGAGGATACAACGACTCGAAAATGTCCGAAATCTTGCCCTCACCAGCCTTGATGCCGCAGATGTGTTTCAAGTCACTTCCGATGCTTTCCCCACGAATGCCGTTCAGCATCTTCTCGACCTGATCGCCATCCACCTTGTCCGAATTGTAGAAAAAGAAGTCAAACACAGACGTTCGCATGCGTCGCAGCTTGCGATTGATTGTGTTGATTTCGTCTTGCTGATCCAAATAGTATGCAGTCTCGCCCACACCGACTGTTCCGCCGGTGCTCATAGTGTAACCAATAATGAAATACGGAAAAAAGCGTGTGATGTGCAACGGATCATCCCACACCCACAAGGGCCATTTCCAATCGTCACGATGGAACAGCATAACGCGATGCGTCAGCTTGTCCCAGACCAAATAGCACTCTGTCGTATACATTCTCAAATACGCAGTACGCTCATCATCCGTATGATGTGCGCTATCCACAGCGTCTTCCATAGCCTGCTGCACAAACCCCAACCCGTCATCACGCTTGCCGTCAGACGTGTCGAATGAAGCCTTGTGCGTAGGCTTGTAAATAAGAACACGCGCGCCACAGTCGTAATTGCTCGATCCAGGGTCGTTTGACTCAGACGCAGATTCTGGATCGGGCTTCGTGAATCGCTGTGTGAGCATTGCAGTCGGCAAAAAGACACGCTCAGCCATCCACTCAGCATCCGTGCCGTCCTGCAATTCCGAGTACGGATCGATGATCAGATTGTGCGGCAAGATATTGCCAAGGCTTGGACCGCTAGGCTTCATCACTTCCATGTTCATCTCTAGGGCTTCCATCTGCCCGTAGAGCATAGAAACTGCCTCTTGCGTCTTCGCAGTGGCTAGCTCCTGTGTAATCTGACTCATCTGCTGAATAGCGATTTCCCTCGAATCGTCTTTTCGAGTATAGTCCAGCTTCATGACACCGAAATTCGTTAGCAGCCCAATGCCGACGCACTTCTTGATCTTCTGCTTCGCATGCAACGATGTTCTGAATAGTGTATTTATCAGCTTCTCCATCGCTCGACAGAACTCTTGATCCGAGTCATCGGACGTGCTGACAGTAATGTCTGGGTTTTTGCTATAGACCGCAGGCAGCATGATGTTCAGGTTCGAGAACACCACGTTTTCGGTCACATCGCCACGCTTGAAGACGCCACGCGACGACTCAATCGCACGACCTTGGCTGTTGTTGTAGTATCGGAAAATCTCGTCCCACATCAACGTGATTTGTTCGTAGGCTTTCGTAGCCGCATTGATCCTGCGCTGCCACAACTTACCCACGGACGAGCTAATCGCTATGCGACTGCCTTCGTAAATCTGATATACTGGCGCAGGCTCTTTGCCAGGCTTTGCAGGTGCACTAGCATCGTCGCCCACATCGGTCGGATCGCTATCGTTAATATCTGCGAAGGTCATTTGCCAGCCCCTAGTAAAATGTTAGTGCAGCCCAAGGTTCCTAGCGATACCACCGAATAGTTCGGCAGCTATCCAGAAAGCAACTGCTGCCCACCCAAGATGCCATCGCGTATTTGGACCGGCTGGGTACTGATTCCATATCGCAGCAAGAAAAGCACATACGAATGCGAACACAAGTAAAACCAAACCAACGTTCTGCATTGCTTCCTCCTTATTCCCCACCTTCGCGAGGACATGGTTTGACTCACACAGTCAGTGATTACCTCTGTATCCAAGCTCTGTCTCATGCCAATACTGCCACTTCGGCGGCAGCGCCGACTCTGGCACTATGATCTTGCTTACCTCTGGCAGATAGCTTAGCATGTACTTCAGCGCATTCATCGCATGATCATGCGCATCCATCGGCTCGTCAATCCGCTGGCCAGCAGTGTTCTGCTTCCAGTAGTACGACGACATCTCGTCACCAATGAACACCAAGTCATCGACGAAGTAAATCATTGGCCCAGGGTCTTCCCTCGTAATAATGTGTGGCACACCCTTCTTGCCTGCCAAATACGAATTGACCTTCGCAATACCTGTGACGATATTGTTGCTCGAAGGTCGCATGTAAATCTTGTCATCCTGATACAGCTTCGCAATTGTCGAGCCGGTTTCCTTCATCCCAGCAACGACCGTCTTCTTGAATATGGAAGGATCAGCATGGATACGATTATTGAACATCAGCAATCCGGCATACCTTGCCCTGATGTCCCTAATCGCCTGCGGCTGCATGTTGTATGGAAAGTCGCTCTGGTAGAACCCATCAAGAACGATCACACGCCCACGGTCGTCCACAAATCCCAGCAAATAACAGCTTGGCGAGACTATACCAAAATCGTAAGCCTCCACTGCTTGAATTTGTACGTGTCGCAATAGACACTCTGCAAGGTAATTTTCGGCCTCCGCACGCGATAGGGTATGTACCGCCGGATCGTAATCTGGATGGACCAGCCCCTCGAATGCAACCCACTTTCCGAGCAAGAAACGGTCACGCATCTGGCCCTTGTAAGTGGCTTCGAGTCCGACAATATAGTCATGGGACAGATTCGCCTTGTTCGCATACGTGTCTGACTCAAACAGTTCCATGAGAGGCAGCCCCGTGTCGGAATCGATGAGCAGCTTCTCGACCTTCTGACCAGTCTTCAGCCACAACAAGTACGGCTGGATCAATTCCTTGTAGAACCAGTTGTGCGATGGGTTCGCCGTCAGCATCAACCACCGTGGACCACTCGCTGGCATCGTCAAGTCTTCGTCGTCCGCTAGATACGATGCATCGCCACGGAGACGGCCAAGCAAATCCAGGAAGTCCTTGTGTATGATGCCAGGGTCTTCGACCTGATCGACCCCTACCCAATCGTACGTCGCAGACAACAAATTGCTCGTCGCGCTGCCATCGCTACGACCCCTGCCACGCTGCGATATGTATCGGAAATTGACAATCGAGCCATTCTTCATATAGCACGTATTGTCGTCGATAGTCGGCTTCTTCAAAATCCAATCAGGCGGGCACCACTTAAAGAACACGCGCCTGAGCGTATCATTCAGCTTCGGATATGTCTCGCGGGCAAGGAGTCCATTGCAACCTGGATAGTCCTTGACCAGCTTCAGCGCCTTGACCGCGAGTGCAGTCGTCTTTCCATTAGCAAACGCTCCGCCGAATACCTGTATCTTTGCCCGGCTATGATAAAAGCCAGACTGCACAGACCCTTCGATGAGTTTGTAATTCGGCATTTGAGTCAAACACCTTGAGGGTTATTGTCGGACGGCTTGTTTTTGCCAATGGCCCGTTGTCGAATCTGCTGCTTGATACGTTTCAAGCGTATCCACCGTGACAAGGGTTTCTCCCGGATACTGAGGCGTTGCCGCCGCGACCGCCGCCACGTTCGCGACATAGCGATTCACCTTCGAATACGGCGGATCGACCGATCCTGACATAGCATCGGTGCCTGCCTTGTTCGGAACCCACGTCATTCGTATTGCCTCCGCTCTTCTGCCGACGGTCTACCAGCCGGCTCCGGCCTCTCAGCCAACGCGACGCCACTGGACCGCACCGCATAGGCTTCTTCCTTCGTCAGTGCCACAACATCACCGATGCCGCACGTGACGTGATCGCCTTCCTTCTCCTCGGGCGGCGGCACGTCAGCCTTCTTCATCTTGAAATGGTCCTTATGGAAGATGGCACCATCGGTCAGCACAGTGTATTCATGCTTCGCCTTCGGGTCTTCCACATCTGCCGGTTGCTCCGCATCGTTCTCGTATCCTGTATGCGATTTCTTCTTCGTCATTTCATCCTCCTACGTTGTCGATGGTCATACCGTTGACAGCAACCTCAGCATCACTGTCACCCTTGACAATCGTAATGCGGAGTTCACTATGCGCACCCTTGTTCTCAGCCATATCCTTTGGCCGAACGCCCGCACGATCAAGGATGTCAATGTTGGCACGCAGAACGTTGCTCTCCTTTTCCCCGTACATAGCAATACGATGCACACTATCCAATGCATCGTCTGCATATGCCGCAATCTTCGAAACGAGACGCTTCGACTTCGCGCTGACGAATTCGCTCGCAACGATTTCGAATGTCTCGCTGTACCCTGGATGCTGCCGCACCTGCCGCACTTCGGCTGGCGTCATCTGCAACATCTCAGCAATGTCGCGATCTGTAATCCCCATAATCGTCAGGGTGAATACGATCGCGATACCCTTCATGGCTTTCGGTGAGGCTGGCAACTCAGGAACGGCCCGCTTACGTGCCGGTTTGTACTCACTACTCGACTTCACGTGACTCTTCGCTACATCATCAAACAAGACCTCAGGAGGAATCGTCTTGCCGTCCGCCGTCACGTAAGGATCGCCCCAAGCTGCCAGCCTCGACCTCGTAGCAACAGCCCGTCCAGAACTCTTGCCACGGTACTTCTTTCCGTTTGACTCAAACACCATGTTACCAAGTCCCCAGCGGGTTCCCATCCTTGTTCGGCACCGCATTCGAGCCAAACGTCGAACGCTGCGACCACTTCAAGATGTCATTCTTGTACTCGGTCACGTCCGCGGCCGTCGTCGCACGATTAATAAGAGCAATCTGATTGATCGTGCGCTTGCCGCCAAGCTCGACATTCGGCTCAATACTCGGAAACGTATACGTGGCAGTACCGCCGGGAGCCACACCGGCGGTTGCATTCATAATGGCACGAAGCGGAAAACCGATCTTCGTGCCAAGTTCGTGAGCCGCATAAGTCCGTCGGCCTTCCCTGCCAAGGATACTGGTCAGTGTCAACAACCCAGCAGAGTCAGCAAACAAACCACCCTTGACCTTCGCTGTAGCTGTGTTCGTTCCCATGAAACCTCCTGTTACGCGCGATTAAGCATAAAGGCGTTCGGCTTGATGCCATTCGCCGTCCCTTGCATGAAGTTCGGATTGCTGCCAGGTTCACTACGCCCGACATTCGGCGGTACCAACACTGCCTTCGCTGTATTGACCGCCACCTGCGCCGCGACCTGCACCGAATTCTTCTTATGGACCGCATCCATATCGGCCATGCTCTGATCTTGCGCCATTACATCTGCTCCTGCCGAATGGCTTGCTCGGCATCGATCGCAGCCTGCTGTTTCTGCAACTGTTCCGCAATGATCGCCGACTTCACTGCGACTTCAGTTTCCTTGTCCCACACACCCTGCGGCATGTCTGCATTCGGATTGAGTTCCGGCGACCCCGCCGCCCTCCACTTCGCCAGTTTCACCTGGACAATCTCGTGAATCTCGGCCCGCTTCTTCTGTGCATGCCGATCGATGATGTCTTGCGTCTGATCTGTGGTCGGTCCGGTCATTTCAAGTCTCCTGTTTGAGTCAAACACTTGTCCTCGACTACGATC